TGACCCATTCGCTGACGCATCTGTTGAAGAAATGGATGAAGAAGTTGTTTTTGAAATTGAGATGGACGTTGATGAGGAGGATGAAGAGAAATCAGAAATGGTTGATGAAGGTTACAATGAAGAAGAAATGGACGAAGAATATGGAGGTAAGAAAGGTGATGATTCTAAATCTCACAAAGATTACATGAATGACGCTGAAACATCAGAAGAATATGGAGGTAAGAAAGGTGATGATTCTAAATCTCACAAAGATTACATGAATGACGCTGAAAAATCAGAAGAATATGGAGGTAAGAAAGGTGATGATTCTAAATCTCACAAAGATTACATGAATGACGCTGAAACATCAGAAGCTGCACGTACATTAGGAAATGGTACAAGAAACTATCCTAAGAGAAAAGGTTTACCAAAAATGAAGGTAGAACCTAACAAGTCAGTTAATGAAAGTGAATTAAAAGCTGAAGTTACTTCTTTAAGAGCTAAAAACGAAGAGTACAGAAAAGCATTAAACATCTTTAGAGAAAAGTTAAATGAAGTCGCTGTATTTAATTCAAACTTAGCTTATGCTACTCGTCTGTTCACTGAACATTCAACAACTAAGCAAGAAAAAATAAACATCCTAAGACGTTTTGACTCTGTTGAAACATTGAAGGAATCTAAGACTTTATATAAGAATTTGAAAGAAGAATTTGATGGTAAAGAAAATGTAGTTAAAGAGTCAGTTGAGTCTAAAGTACAAAAATCACCATCTAAAGGTTCTGCTACAAACCTTATTGAGTCTAAAACGTATGAAAATCCACAATTCTTAAGAATGAAGGATTTGATGACAAAAATCACAAAATAAAAATTAAAATTAAAAAATACTAAAATGGGAGCATTATTAGAATCAGGTCTTGTTGGTAACATCGGTTTAAAACACTTGAAAGTTATCAAAGAAGACACAATCAACAAATGGGACAAATTAGGATTCTTAGAGGGTCTTAAAGGTCACGTTAAAGAAAACATGGCGCAGTTGTATGAAAACCAAGCGTCACACTTAATCAACGAGGCGGCAGCATCAGATAACTCAGGTTCATTCGAAACTGTAGTTTTCCCAATCGTGAGAAGAGTATTCTCTAAATTGTTAGCTAACGACATCGTATCAGTACAAGCTATGAACTTACCAATCGGTAAATTATTCTACTTCGTACCTAAAATTCAAAACCGTAACAACGGTGAGCATTATGCACCAATCGGTTCTCCAGAGGCTGTAAACGCTGGTGAAAATAACCCAAATCAAGGTTATGGTTCAGGTAAAAACTTGTATGACCGTTTCTACGAAGGTAATGAAGCAGCATTAGACCCACCAGGATTATTTGACTATTCTAAAGGTCGTTTTTCTGCGGTTACTGCTGACGTTACTACCGTTGCATGGTCATCAGGAGATTTAGTTAATTCTGCTTATGACGCATCAACAGGTTCAACAGTAGGTAATATTGCAAACGAAGGATACAGAAAAGTATTAATTGCTTTGACAGGTTTCACTAATGGTGGATACGGTAAATTAATCGGTCCTGATGGTAACACTGTAGATAACGAATCATTCTTATCTGATTTAACAATCAATGCTGAATCAACAGGTGCATTCTCAGGAGCAGGTTCAGGTAACTTGTTATTTAGAGTAGTAACTCAAAAGTATGGTAAAGGTATCGTTGAGTATGGTTCAACTGCAGGTGCGGCATTTGGTCAAAATAACACAGCAAATGGTGGTCTATATGATAACATTTGTGATGCTGCAGGTGTAATCTACATTGAAGTAGATTTACAAGTTCCTTGTTCTGTTACTTCAAATTCAATCGATGGTTACTCAGGTTTAACTACTACAATCGATGGTACTACTGTTGTTAACAGTCAGTTTACTGCAACTTATAGAATTTATGAGGAGTTAGAATTCGAAGATAGAATCGGTGAGGTTTCTTTCGACTTAGAATCAGTAACTGTATCGGTTACAGAAAGAAAGTTGAGAGCTCAGTGGTCTCCTGAATTAGCACAGGACGTTTCTGCGTTCCACAACATTGACGCTGAAGCTGAATTGACAGCTTTATTGTCAGAGCAAGTGGCAGCAGAGATTGACCGTGAAATCTTAAGAGACTTGAGAAAAGGTGCAGCTTGGACATTACGTTGGGACTACAACGGATGGAAGAGAGGAAGTGCAGCTAATCCATTAACTCAGTACACTCAAAAGGACTGGAACCAAACGTTGATTACAGCAATCAACCAAATCTCAGCTCAGATTCACAAGTCTACGTTGAGAGGTGGAGCTAACTGGATTGTTGTTTCTTCTGAAATCAGTGCTATCTTTGATGACTTGGAGTACTTCCACGTATCAAACGCAGCTCCTGACCAAGACCAGTACAACATGGGTATTGAAAGAGTTGGTACTTTATCAGGTAGATATCAAGTATATCGTGACCCTTACTTCCCACCTAACACAGTATTGATGGGACACAAAGGTAACTCTTTGTTAGATACAGGTTACGTTTACGCACCATATGTACCTTTACAGTTGACTCCAACTATGTACAATCCATTCAACTTTACACCAATCAAAGGTATCATGACAAGATACGCTAAGAAAATGGTTAACAACCGTTTCTACGGTAAAATCACAGTTGATGGTGTAAGAACATTCGACTTGAAAGAATTGAGATAATCAATTTCTTAATCGATAATAGAAAGGGGACCGATTGGTCCCCTTTTTTTATTTAAATGTTTTTTATTTTTTATACTACCGCTACGTTTTCTTCTTTCATTAACTCATACGCCCTGGCAAGACGAGTCATACCTATACCTCCACCAAATCGTGGGAAAAAGTCAAAAGATAAAAATTCTTCTAATTCTTTTTCAACTCTTTCTTTACCAAATAAGTCAAACAACTTCTGTGAGTATCCACCATCTTCAATTTTATAGAACATTTCTCTCATTTCTTCAACATTGCATGAACGTTCTGCTGAACCTATAGTTTCTTGTCCATAAAGAATAACATCAACTTTATTAAAGATACCTTCTTCTCTATGTTTCATATTCCAAAAAGGGTTTGTTCTTAATGGGAATTGTTGTAAGGAAACGACTGAACTTTTTTCATTCCACATTTTTTGTTCATGTTCGTCTTCTAAAATACTCACACCACCATATTCTTCACATACATCATTGTATTTCACATTTACAGGTGAGTCAAATCCTAACCATTCTAAAAGTTCCGATTCTAATTTCAACATATCATCGACACTACCTTTAGATTCAAATTCAAACATAGGGAAGATTAATTCATGTCTACCTGGAATTGGGTCTTTTTCTTCTCTGTATGATGTTGACACACAGAACACACCTTCCCATTCAGGGTTTTTAAGTAATTCATACTCTAACCACATTTGACCTGTTTGTGGTAATGGCCAAATTTCACCACTGTATTCAAATGTTTTCACTGAATGTGGATTTTCACATGCTGCCAAAATGGATAATCTACTTTGTGTAGGAACCTCTTTGAAATTTTTGTTTAAGAAGAATTCTCTCATCTTCTGCACTAACTCGTTGTAAGTTTTTGTGTTTTTCATTTTTTGTTTTTTTGTTTTTATTTATGTTTATTTAGTTTTTATTGGGCAAAAAAAAGAGGACTAATAAGTCCTCAATTAAAAATATATTATTCTGATTTGTAAATTTCAGGTTCAGGTAAATTACTATCCAATGGTGGTGGTGTTGTTAAAATTCTTATTGCTTTAGAAATAACTTCAGCCTCTTCCATATTATAAACACCTCTACGGTGACCTGAACGTGCGGCTTGAATTACTGTATATAGTGCTTGTTCTTGGTTCATTAAATCAATGAACTTATTTAGGTCGTCATTTGAATAGTAATTGATAATTTCAAACAACGTACCTGCGGGTTGTGGTTGTTCTTGAATTTGTTCTTTGTTATCTTCCATAATCTCTTTTCGTTGATATTTATTATATATATAACAAAAAGGACAAAAAAATCAAGTATGTCGAAATATATTTTAAGTGAAGATTTGGCGGTATGGTTTGGGAAGAAAAAAAAGAAAAAAGGCTCATCTCAACCCAAAGGACCATGGGTTAATATCTGTAAGAAAAAGAAGGGTGGAGGACACCCCCCCTGTGGTAGAAGTGATGCCGACAAAGGCGCTTATCCTGTTTGTCGTGGAGCAGGTGTTGCAGGAAAGATGACACAAGCCGAAAAAGATTCTGCGTGTAGAAGAAAAAGAGAAAAAGAAAAGAAAGACCCCCAATCAGGGAAAGGTCAAAAACCTACAAGAATCAAAATCAAAGATTATAAGAAAGAATCGATAGATAAGTTAGTTAACTTGGTTACTGAGAAATTTAAAGTGGACTCAAAGGAATATGATGATTTATTCAGAGATGAGAAGTATTTGTTGGTTGCGCCTTTAACCCACAACGCTTCGTGTAAGTATGGTGCGGGTACTAAGTGGTGTACAACAAATAGAGATAGTGATGATATGTTTGAAGAACACATCATTGGTGGTGTTTTAGTTTATCTTATTATTAGAGATAAAGAATTAGCTGAAAAAATGGGTAATTCTAAGTTTGGATTATATCGTGGATGGGGTGAAGGACCAGGTAGATTGTTGGTTTACGATGAATTAAACAAAGAATATTTAAACGGAGAACAGTGGTTATCAAATGAGTTTGAAAAAGTTGATAGGGGTGGTGATTACTACATGTTAATGAAGTATTACAACGACTACTATAAAAAAATGGATAAACCCTCACAGAATAAAGAAAAACCGTCAATTAAAGAACAACTTAAAGGTTTTGATGTAAAACCCTTTGCATTACATGCCGACATCTTTGAGGAGATGTGGGATGGTTATATGGATGACAATCTATTAAGAACCTATTTATCATTAAGAATGAAACATCCTAAACGTGAAAAGATGGTCGATTACTTTTATAAGTTTATTTCTGAAAATGGTGAACAAATTAAAAAGAAAAAACCTACAACTATGAAAGAAAGTATAATTAAAGAACTAAACAAACTTAAAAATAGACCACAGATATCTGAGGGGTTACAATACCATATTGATAATAACATCCCATTGTCTGAGAATGTATATCGAGTGGGAAGTGAAAAATACTTTGAGGTTATTAAAGAAGCCAGAGAACTTTATAAAGAAGGTCAATACAATAACGAAGAAGATGTTGAATTATTGGAAAGTGACTTAGGTAAATTTTTCATTTATGAAGGTGAGAGAATACCATTAGATTTCCCCATGATTAACGAAGCTGAATATCAGGGTAAAAAAGTTGAATTAGGAAAACCTAAAAGTGGGGGTCCAAAGAAATGGTATGTGTATGTTCGTAACCCTAAGACAGGTAAGATTAAAAAGGTAAGTTACGGTTCCCCTGTTATGACTGCCAAGTGGAATGACCCTGCAGCTCGTAAGTCATTCGCTGCAAGACATCAATGTGATAAGAAAAAGGACAAAACTAAAGCAGGGTATTGGGCGTGTAGAGCACATAAAGATTTTGGTAAGAATGTACCAGGAAGATTTTGGTAATGGTTTATAGTAACGAAGAATTAGGTAAGGATAAGTTCAGAAGAGTTTTTAAGGAAAACGTGGATTCTGAAGAGTTGGTTTGGCACAGAGACCGTGAAGACCGCATTGTTTTTGTGGAGTCAGGGTCTAATTGGATGTTACAAATGGACAATGACATACCTGTGGTATTGCAGGAGGGACTTAAATATTTTATCCCTAAGATGACATACCATAGAGTAATTAAAGGGACTGGTGACCTTAAAATCGTTATTGACGAAAGTATCGGTAAGGTACGTATCCCCGAATCTGTTAAAAATAACATTAAAAAGGGTTTAAAGTACCTTAGAAATAATAGAAAATCTTATCTTATGTTTGAAAGAATTTCTAATTCAGATTCTGTGAACATTGAAGTATTAAAAGAATTTAAACAATTTTTTGATTCTCACAAAACTAATGTCGTGTTAAGTGAATCTAAAAAGGGTAAACCACACGAAGACCACAAATATGTTGAGTGGTTATTGAGGGGTGGAAATGCCGGATATAATTGGGTATTACGTGAAATAAAAAAGAGGGTCTAAACACCCTCTTTTTCTTTTTTCTTAATTCTTACAGAATACCCTTGTTCTGTAAACATTTGAGGATAATCTAAATAGAAATAGTCGATTGCTCTTTCAGCATCTATCGCCTGAGTTTCCATAATTATTTCCTCATCTTTAGTTAGTAGATAGGTTGTACTTGACATTTTGTTGAAGGTTAAAAAATTTTATTCAAATATATGAATTATTTTTTACCTGAACAATATTTTCCTGAGCATCTTTTCTTTCCGTCTAACCCTGGCATTGTACCTTTACACACTTGTACTGCATAACCATTAGCGTAAGCTGAAGGATAAACCTCAAACTTAGCCTTTGCTGCCGACTTACCTCTAGCACAAAGTGTTGTGTCTTTTTTCTTCTTTGATTTCTTTTTCTTTTCGTCAATAACTCTTCGTATAATTTGTTCAAGTAATTTTCTTTCTTCAATCATGTCAACATCATCTATATTCATAGAGAGTTCCATACCACTTTTTTTTGTTTCATTCATCATGAAATCAAAAACTTGGTCTAAATTGTTTTTGGCCTCTGCAATGTGGTCTTGAGCCCAATCATGACCATCATCTAAAATAGATTCAACCATATCCTTATCTAAATCCAACAACAAATCACATTGTCTTCTCATTTGTTGTAGATTACTAAAAAACATATATCTTTCGCTTCTCATTATTTCTTATTTACGATTTGGAATTTAAGTGTTCTTTTATAAGTATCCACATTTCTGTCAGTATTCACTTTCATGTCGACAAAATATTCATTTGGTATCTTATCTCTTGTATCAAATACAAAGTAATATCCGTCAGGAGTTCTATTAATCTGAGTCCAATCTTGTACTTGCACTTCAGTGGTACCCTCCATAACATATATTCTATAGAACGCTTCTATGTTATTAACTACTTCATTTACTGAATATGCTCTCTTAATGTATACACTAACATTTCTAACGTCAGTATTTAATATTTTTTCGTCTTGTTTGATTCCACTATAGTCAAAACCATATAATTTCGGTTGTTCTGTTCTCGTACCAATTTGGTAATAACCATCAGAAGATTTAAGTACAAATTCATTTTCTACTGCACTTATTGAATCTCCATTTATTGATAAATCATCCCATTTATCATAATAAAAACATGGTACTGTTGTTGCCGTTAATCCACTAACCTCAACTCTGTAAACACCTTCAGTAACTAAACAACTAGTTAATCCTGTAAATCCTGAAACCTCGTCACCATTACCGTCTAAAATATCAACAGTTGGTGGTGTGTCAAAGTTAGTTGGGTTACCATTGATATAAGAATATAGATATAGATAATTTGTTTTACCTTGATAGAAAACATTTCTATCATCTAATATTAAATCATTATAATTTGTTTCTAAATAAGGCTCATAGAAAGTTTGAGTGTGAGGAGAAAAGAATCCAACAGAATAATTTTCTGTTAACCCACTAATATTTTCAACTTGAGGTAAGAACGCCACACCATAACCTGCGGTTGTAGTACCACCTGTAAGTAATGAGTTTATTTCGTTTGTCATATCAAATTCAATGTCTTCATTACCAAATTCAAAGTGTTGAGTATCAATGATAGTTATTGCAGAATAATTTAAACCTACAGTTGAACCTGTTTGTGAGTTTGTGTTGTCATACAAACCAGCAACCGACCAATCGTCTATTGTTGTTCTTTGAAACCAGTTTGATGGTCTATCTGAAAAACTCTTATCGGTGGCGATAGAATCAGGAACACTCATCGCATTACTACTATTAAGTGTCTTTGAATTATTATAATAATCATAACCAACACCTGAATCCCACGTTTGGTCATCACCTGTAGTTCCTGATACTTTTGGGACTTTAAATAAAATCAAATCAAATGAAGTAGCTCTTCTTCTACCTTGTGAAGTTTTAGTATTTAATAAATCAGTATCAAAGGCTGAGGTGTTAGTCATTCTTAAGGTATGTGTTATACCTGTAGTTGTACAACCTGTAGAAATTACACCAGTATCAAATTTTTCTTGTAATGTCGTAGTATCAATATCAAACAAATATCTACTATATCCTTTAGGTGCAATAACATCGTCAACTCTACCATAAAATAATTCCACAATAGGGTTTTGTCCCGTATTGGTATAAGAGTTGTAAATAATCGTATTACTTTTACTAAAATAAGATTTGTGAATTGACATCTGTTCCTTTTAAATAATAAATATCAATTAATCCTAATATTGCCATTTAAGATTTTTTGTTGTGCTTCAAGTATCGATTTAAGTAAATCTTGACTACTTGTTCCATCTTGAGAAACTGGTACTGGTGGTAATCCTGGAAAAGGGTGTACGTGGGTTATTAAAAATTTTACAATAAGATTTAATAGTTCCATCAACTCTTCACCTCTAACTAATGAAGATGTGTTAGGTTCAATATCACTAAATATTTTATCTTGTGTTATACCATACACGTCAAAGTCTGAAAAATCTATAGCTTTTTTGGCGGTACCTGTTCCTACAGTTTGATTAGATAGAAGGTATAATTTTCTTCCACCCATTAACGCAACGCTTTCATCTATTCTATTAATTTGTTCTTCAGAATATGAATCGTCTACAAATTCATACGGTACGGAATCATCACCTTTGGCGTTATACACTAAACTATAACCTGGTGTTACATCTAACAGATTTATTTTAATTCCATTTAGAATGTCTCCAACATTTTTTAAAGCATTACCATCACTATTAGAACTCGTTTGGTTTGTAATATTTAATAGTGATTGTTTAGGTCGGAAATAAAATGGGTATTGTTCACCATTTTTTAAAAGTCCATTAAAA